GCAACCCGTAAGCTTGAATTGTTCTCACTCTCAGACGTTGATCCAGCGATTGCAGACATCATCGCGTTCAACATGGCTGACTCACTTGACACAGTTGCGCTCTCTACCCTCACAGGTGGTATTAACGCAATTGCTGAAGTTAATGGTTCTGTAGTATCTACCTTCGCTGGTACATACACAAACGGAACAACTAACAAGTCAATCCTCTCAACAGACACACTTAAGTCTCGTGACATCCGTTTGGCTGTCGCTAAGCTCCGTGCTAACAAGGCTGTCCCACGTCAGGGAGAATACTACTGGGTTGGTATCCACCCAGAAGTCTCACACGATCTCCGTGCCGAAACCGGCGCAGGCGGATGGCGTGACGACCACAAGTACTCAGAGACAGGTGCTTCTGAGTTCTGGCCAGGAACAATCGGAACATACGAAGGTGCTATGTTCGTTGAGTCTCCACGTATGGCTAACTTTGCTGACGGTACAGGTGCTGGTTCAGCATCAGGTACTTTTGGTACTTCTTCATATGTCAACGCTACAGGCGGCGTCCGTGTATTCCGTACACTCGTTGCAGGTAAGCAGGCACTCGCAGAGGCAGTTGCTGAAGAGCCACATGTCATCTTCGGACCAATCGTTGACAAGTTGATGCGTTTCCGTCCAATCGGATGGTACGGCGTACTTGGATGGGCACGTTACCGTGAGCCATCACTCGTTCGTATTGAATCAACATCTTCAATCCACACAGCGTAGTTTGAAGTAGCGGTAAGGGTGGGGTTAAGCACGACTTGAAACAAAGTCACACTCCCACCCTTATCACATAATAAGGAGAACAATGGCATACATGTTTAAGCCACCTACGGTGGAAGAAGGCCCAGCAGGCTTCACGCGATTGTTCTGGCGCTATAGAATCGCTCGTGCGGATACGATTCTTGTCTACGGCACCACAGTAAAACATGAGCGCACACCAGGCGTGGATGAAACGCAAGCGGCAGACTACTGCTACCTCGGCGGGCATGAGTACATCATTACCGATCCAGAGAGAACAATTTTGATTAACGCTGGCTACGGCGCAAACATTACAACCGTCTAAGGAGTCCTGATGAATCCAGGTAGATACAACCTCACAGTTTATCAAGGCACTACCTTTGACCTCAAGCCGGTCTGGAAGATTGGCGGAGTGCCAGTAAACCTTGCAAACTACTCAGCAGATATGCAGGTACGAGCAGCAAGCGATACGGCTCTTGTTGTTGAACTTTCAACATCTAATGGCAACGCCACAATTGATGCCGCCTATGGCCGCATTAACCTACATTTGTCAGCCACTCAGACATCTGCACTCACAGCTGGTACATATCAATACGATCTTAACCTCACCAACAACACAGACGGAACCGTCTACAAAATCCTTCAGGGTGCATTTGTTGTGAATGTGAGCGTGACCCACTAATGACAGTCACACCAGATAGCATCTCAGTTGTAGAAATCCCAGTTACAACCAATGTCTACGACATCGCAATTTCACAACTTGACGTTGTAGAATTAGGACCCATCGGCCCACAAGGCCCACAGGGCTATGCAGGAACGGTAGGTAACACAGGTGTTACAGGACCCACAGGTAGTACAGGAAGCCAAGGACAGACTGGCGGTACTGGATCCCAAGGAAATACAGGCAGCACAGGCGCTATCGGCGTCACAGGATCCACAGGTGCTAGTGGACCTACAGGTAGTGCTGGAGTCACAGGGTCTACTGGACCCACTGGGGCAGCAGGAGTAACTGGCCAAACAGGTGCAACTGGCGCAGTAGGTAATACTGGCTCACAGGGCAACACTGGCCCTACAGGCGCACAAGGCGTAACAGGCCAGACAGGCCCAACAGGTGCCGTAGGCAATACCGGTGCAATGGGCATTACAGGCCCTACAGGGCCTACAGGAGCCGTTGGAAATACTGGGGCGACTGGTAATACAGGCAACACTGGTAACACAGGTTCTCAGGGCAATACAGGTCCTACTGGTAATACTGGCCCACAAGGTCCCATTGGCGATCAATACCAGACCAGCTCGGTCTCATCCCTATCTTTGCCAGCATCAGGTTCAGTAAGCCTGACCATTGGTGCCGGACTTTCATACTCACTTCAGCAGTCGGTCATTGTTGCCAACTCATCTTCGGCCTACTTTGTAGGCGACGTCAGCGCTTATGTATCAGGCACTGGAGTAATAACGCTTAACGTTACTAAGACTGTTGGTAGCGGAACATACACATCTTGGACAGTTAACCTTGACGGTGCCGTCGGCGCCATTGGCGTAACAGGCGCCCAAGGAAATACTGGAGCCACAGGAATTACTGGCCCCACAGGAGCGATAGGAGCGACAGGTGCTACAGGCAATACTGGTGCTATTGGTAATACTGGCGCCACTGGTGCTACTGGCGTTACTGGTCCTACTGGACCAACTGGAGCAAACGGCAACACGGGAGCCACGGGTAATACAGGTTCCCAGGGAAACACTGGTCAAACAGGAGCTATCGGAGTCACAGGTACAACAGGCCCTACAGGCCCTACTGGATTAACTGGTAATACTGGCGCTACGGGCAATACAGGTAATACAGGTAATACTGGCAATACGGGTGCAACAGGTAATACTGGCAATACAGGTCCTGGTTACTCAGGGGTAACATCTACTTCAACAGTTACTATCGGCACAGGTATCAAGACATTTACTCTTACCGCGGATTCTGGCGCATTTGTTGCAGGCCAACGCGCACGAGCAATTTACACCGCTATCCCAGCAAACTGGTTAGAAGGCCCTGTCACTTATGTTGGCGGCGGAACCTTTATTATCACAGCGGATATAACCAACGGCAGCGGAACATTCTCTGCGTGGACTTTTGCAGTTGCGGGCAACATTGGGGCAACAGGCCCAACTGGAGCAACGGGCAACACTGGAGCGCAAGGTAATACAGGAAATACAGGAGCAATAGGAAATACTGGCTCAACTGGATTAACTGGAAATACTGGAGCGACAGGAGCAACGGGTGCCACAGGAACCGCAGGAACTAACGGAGCAACTGGAGCCACAGGACCAACTGGACCTACTGGCTCAAATGGAACCAATGGAGCCACGGGTGCGACTGGCGCTACAGGTGTTGCGGGCAACACAGGCAACACGGGTGCCACGGGTAACACGGGTCAGACTGGTCCTATTGGGCCAACAGGTACTAACGGAACTATTGGCGTTAATGGTAATACTGGTGCTACAGGTGCTACGGGCAATACAGGAGCAACTGGTAACACTGGTGCTGCAAGCACAGTCCCTGGACCAACAGGGCCTACTGGATCAACAGGCAGTACTGGTGCCACAGGTACCGCTAACCTTTATGACATCCTCATGCTTGGCGGTATGTGATAGGCTTATACCATGAAGATTGCTGTCTACGCAATATCAAAGAATGAGATACTTCATGCGGAACGTTGGGCTAAAGCTACTGAAGGTGCTGATTATCGTATCGTTGCTGATACTGGTAGCACGGACGGTACACAAGAAAAACTTGCAGAACTGGGCGTAACTGTCCACCAGATCCACGTCAAACCATTCAGGTTTGATATGGCTCGTAATGCGGCATTGGCATTAGTTCCAAATGATGCCGATGTTTGCTTGATTTTAGATTTAGATGAAGTACCAGCCCCGGACTTCTTCAAGAAGGTGCGTAAGAAGTGGAAAGCCGGTGCTGACCTAGGCTGGATCAGCATGAAAACTGACGCCAATAAATGGGAACGAGATCGGCTTCATTCCCGCTGGAACTGGACATGGAAGTATCCATGCCACGAAGTAAATATCTTTTACGGCAAACACCAAACGATTGACTGCGACATACGCGATGCTGTTATTGAGCATCTGCCAGATAATACCAAGTCCCGCGGTCAATACCTAGAACTGCTAGAGATGGCAGTCAAAGAGTTTCCCCAAGATCCACGTATGTGGACTTATATGTGCAGAGAATACTTCTTCTACTCCAAGTGGGAAGATGTTATCAAAGCAGCTGAACGCAAGTTAGAAAACGAGGGCTGGGATGTTGAAAGTGCTGCCGTCTGCCGATGGGCAGGAGAAGCAGCGCATCAACTTGGCCAAGAAGAAACTGCTCGTATGTGGTATGACAAAGGAGCAGAGATTCTTCCCTTGCAAGGTGAGCCGCAATTCGGTGTTGCAATGGATGCTTACCGAAAGCAAGAATGGCAGCGGTGCTTAGATGCTGCTCTCAACGCTCTGGAGTCTCCTCGCTCCAACCACTACTGCTACGAATCAGCAGTCTGGGATTGGAAAGCCTACGACCTTGCAGGAATCGCTGCTTACAATCTCAAGCACATTGATGAAGCAATAACCTTTACACGAGAAGCGGTAAAGGCTAACGGTCCAGAAAATGACCGTATCCAACGTAACCTAGTTTTCTTTGAGGAAGTTAAAAATGCAACATCAACATACAAGCAGGGTAAGTAAATGGGGAATGGATGACAAATACAATAGTGTCCCTGTTGAATACGATTGCTCAGTTTGCGGGGAAGTTAGTGCCACCCCATTCGTTTGTGAGGAAACACCATCGGATCATTTTAACCATAGCGATTATGTTGATGGCTGCTTTGCTTGCAAACTCGGCACATTAGAGCTTAACACCGGCGACGCAGGGCGAGCCGATTCTATGTCCCAGAAGAAGTGGGATAAGGAACTTCAGTCCTACCGCGATGCAAGAGCGCAGGGTATTCAACCTGCGGGTACATCAACTCAGGCTATTCGTGAAGCCCATCAGGCTAGCGAAACTTTAGGTAAGGCATATAACGCTGACGTAATGCCAGCAACAAGCAAGATAACCAAACAGACTGCAAAGTCATTCACAGAAGCGGGAGTTGTCTAATGGCAGCTAAGAAGGGTATGGGCTTTGCCGCAGCGCAAAAGTCTATTGCTAAGAAGTCAAATGTTTCAATGGAGTCAGCAGGAGCAATCCTTGCTTCCTCAACCCGTAAGGCCAGCCCATCTGCAAAGAAGGCTAACCCAAATCTCAAGAAGGTCCTACCAGCAAAGAAGGGTAAATAACATGTGCGTAGAGTGCGGTTGCAATAGCAACATGGTCGGCAAGGCTAGCGACAAGCTAACAGGCAAGCCACAAGATCCATACGGTCAATATGACGGTGTTGGCGGAACTAAGTAAGTAAACAACTTTAGAAAGGATCTGATATGGCATCAGGAGACGGCTTAACTGCAACATATCATTTGAATCGTTTGGCAGGCACCATTATCAATGGTGTGCCACAATATGATTTTGATGGTGCTGCGCTCAAGTGGGGAACGGTTGTTCTTGGTTCACACAATGCTACTCGTGGCATTGACGTGCTTAATCAGATTTATGCGTCACGGCATGGTGGTAAGAACTATCTTGAAGATACACCAGGCATTTTGAATTTACTCGCTGGCACATTCGGCCTTGGCGAAAATGAAGCGGCAGCGAGGATCGTATCGTGAGTACATTTGTAAACTTAATTGACGAAACTAACTTAGCCCTTACAGGTTATACCAATCGTCAAGATCAGGCTACATACCTGACAGCCCCAATTGCTTCAACCGATACCACGTTTACTGTTGCCGATGGCACAGTTCTTACCCGTGGTTTGGTTGAAATTGATGATGAACTAATCTGGGTAGATTCTTTTGACCGTGCTACAAACACGGCCACTATCCCATCATACGGCAGAGGATTTCGTGACACCACGGCTACTGCTCACGATGCCGGTACCCGCGTAACAATCTCGCCTTCCTTTCCGAGAAGTGTTATCCGCCGAAATCTTAACCTTGCTATTGATGGCGTCTACCCAGATTTGTTCGGTACCTTTTACACAACCTTTACTTGGCAGGCAGCTGTAACAACCTATGTACTTCCACAAGAAGCAGTAGATGTTCTCGGCTGCTCATGGCAGACCATCGGCCCTTCTAAGGAATGGCTACCAGTGCGCCACTACCGCATTGACCGCATGGCCAACCCAACCACATGGGGTAGCGGTAAGACCATCTCCATCCGTGAAGGCATCATTCCTGGTCGTACCGTCATGGTTACTTACACCAAAAAGCCAACCACCCTTACCTACGACACAGATGACTTTACAATGACCGGACTTTCAGAGTCTGCCCGTGAAGTAATCATCCTTGGTGCTGCCTACCGTACAGCGATGTACTTGGATATGGGTCGCGTACCTGCCGCAACTGCTGAAGCAGATGCCCTGCAGGGTAATGATCCAATTGGCTCAGCAGCCAATGTCGGACGAGTTCTACAACAGATGTACAACCAGCGCTTGCTTGTGGAAGTACGTCGCCTTCAAGAGCAGTATCCACCTCGTACCCACTACACAAGCTGAGGATAGCCAATGCCACAACGTTATTACAGCGCCACAGCGCAAGATACAACCATCAACGGAAATATCAATTCATCCGTTACCAGCGTTATTCTCAGCGCAGCCGTTGGCTTTCCAACCAACTACCCATTCGTCCTTGCCCTTGATTACAATGCGGCTTCGGAAGAACTGGTTTTGGTTACTGGCACAACAGCGGCGACCACATTCACAATTACCCGTGGCTACAACAGCACAACCCCACAGGCTCACCGTACTGGCGCTGTAGTGCGCCACGTAATCTCAGCACAAGACATGACAGATATGCAGGCTCACTTTGATGCCACAGCGGATGTTCATGGCGTTTCAGGTCAACTAGCAGCAGCAAGTGATGTAACCAGTATCGCGTTCCTAACAATGGGCGCTTAACCAAGCAAAGGAAAATAAATGGCAAGTGCATATAAAGTGCTTGGGCAGGCAGTCCCAGCAGCAACAACAGCGGCAGGTGCTTCATCTAGCCTTACAACCCTGTACACATCAGGCACTGCGCTAGGCGCAGTTGTCTCTAGCGTTGTCATCTGTAACCAGTCAACATCGGCTCAGACATACCGTGTCTCAGTCCGTGTAGCCGGTGCTGGTGACACACCAAAGCAGTACCTTGCCTACGACGTACTCCTAGGTAGCAACGCCACAGATACCCTTACTCTGGGCTTGACCTTGGCAAATACAGACATCATCTCAATTGCAGCATCCTCAACATCCGTCTCATTCTCAGCCTTCGGAAGTGAGCTCTCCTAATGACAGTCCTTCGTCACCCCAATAACCAGGGTGTGACACTACAGCAGTGGCGTAAGACCGCTGCGGGTGGTGAAACATCCCTTACCGGTACTGATGACTTCAGTGCCGCTCTGGCCTACACAGTGGGCGCAGAGGAAGTCTTTATCAATGGTGTCCTCATTGAGCGTGGTGTGGATTACACAGCCACCTCTGGTACCGGCATCACTTTGACCAATGCCCTCGTCGCAGGCGATTTGGCTACCGTCCAGAGTGCCACATCCTTTAACGTAGCTAACGCTATCCCAAGGGCAACTGTAACCGCTAAGGGCGATCTCATCACCGCTACCGGCGCTTCAACCGTCACCAACCTCGCAGTAGGAGCTGACGGC